CACTAGGACAAGCCAAAAACCGATTAGCATTGGCCATGCTACCGCTTACGTTCTTGCGGAAAAGGCTTAACTGAACACTTTTAAGTATTCTTTCCTCTGCCTGCGTAATAAAGGTAGACAAATTACTAACAAAAGACGTTTCAGTGTTCTCTGTATAGTCTTGAATAGCTGTTTCTAGCTGTGCGTATGTAAAACTCATGTGGTCACCGTCACTGTTCCAACTTGCGTGAACGCCTGCACGGGAAGTAAAGTAGGTGCAATCACTAAAGGCACTCCCACGTAAACATCTAAAGGCTCGACTCGATCCGGACGTGCATTTTGCAAAGCTTCCGGGTCAGACACTTTACGAAAAGGACCCAATTGAGGCTGTTTAGCCTCCCACTCGTCTGGCCCAACCAAAAGGCCGTTCCATTCTTTTTTCATCAGGCGATAAGGATAGCGGAAACCGTCCCTATCTGAGATCGCGTAAGATTCTTTGCCTGAAGCATATTTACCCATCAGCCTACCCTGTAATAATCAAACTGGGGCGCAACGTTAAAGGAAGAACGGTCTCTATCCTCTACTGCGGCCCTTTCAAACTCTTCTTCATACATAGCTTTTAGCATCTGAACACGATTTGGAGCCCTTTTTAAGGCCAGATAATAAGCTAAACCTGCGGCTAAACAAGGATAAAACCTAAAAGGTACGTCCATAGTGTTTGTGTAGATGTCGGCATCGTCCATACGCGTTAACGCGTCATAATAAACAACATCGGTGTTGTTATCAGGGACTGGCCATAGCTTTAAATTAGGAGAAATCTGTCGATCTAAGAAGAATTGATTAACTCGACCTTGGGTGGTCTTGTTAGGAATAGTCAAATACCCGTCGCGGCTCAAACGTAATAGAGAGTAGTCTGTGCCATCACGCTGGACAACAACAGATAGAATATCAATAACGTCCGTGCCCACGTTGTATTCACCGGTGCCGGGAATCATCGTAATAGTGCGTTGTTTAATTGTCCATTGGTTTAGACCACGGTTAGCCCAGTCCGCCAGCAATAGGTTCAAAGACCGCTTTGCGGATTTTAAATCGTAACCCGTCCGAACTTCAAGACCGCAGCGTTCAAATGCCTCTTCGACATACTCTGCAACATCAAGTTCAAAATCTTTGCTTCCGGATGTAGCCATAATCCGTACCTACCTTTTTTTGTTTGCGGTTTTCGCCGACCGCTTAAAAGCTTTAGCGGTAGGAGCGCCTTTTGTTCCGGGCTTACGCATTTTTTCGTTAGAACCCGCTTTTATGCGTTTCTTTTTTGCGTTAATATTCGCATATAAACCCTTGCTTGCCATTAGGCATTCCTCACCGCGCACTTGCTTACTTTTCCGCCTTTGCGCATTTTCTGAACCATACCCCCGCCGCGCATTTTTTTAACCATGCCGCCGTTACGCATTGGTTTTGCTACAACCTTACGCTTTTTGGGTTTCATCGCCATCTTTTAATCTCCTATACAGGGTTTCTCTTAGTTCGTATATGTCACGTGCATTATATTCGGCATCATAAGTATCATAATAGCCTTTTTTATCCAGCTTGTCTGCCGCTTGTTGCAACTTAGACAAACGTTGGACGAATATCATAGCATAGGGCGTTTCTACCAAAGGCGCAAACTCTACGTCTTGAACAAACTCGCTAGGCTCGTCGTCCGGGTGAAAACCCATCAACCAAATGTCTTTGTCTATGAACATACCTTCTGAAATACAGTTATTTAAACCGTCTAGGTATTCGTGAAAGTCTTCTGAATTCTTGGTGTTTCCTAAATCAGCAATGATCGCGATATCGTGTTTATCGTCCCATTGTGACATACAGGAATATAAGGTCTGGTAGTTCTCTTCGTGAATGAAAAGAATAGCTACTTTGTCGTCTACCCACGCGTTCCGGGCATACGGACACGGGGGCAAGTTATTAAAGTAAGGGCTAGGTTTTTCTAAAATATCGGAAGACCAAAGTTTGATCTCTTTTACAATCTCCGCCTCTAAGGGGTCACTGAAGAAAGCTATGTTCATGGCTACGACAAGAACTTGTGCACCATCGGCGCTATTATAATTAAGACCGCAAGGCCCCAGATTTTAAGGTCCAAGGCTTTCATTGAAAGTTTTTGTTCACCTAATTTCTCTTCAATCCTCTTGTAGCGTAAGTTACATTCGGCTTCGTGCTTCTCTAGCTTGGCTAAAACTTCAGTTACTTTCATCATATCCCCGTCACGCCATGCCGGTCTTTTCTTACCTTGCGCTCGTTTTTGTTTCGTAGGAGGTGTTACTTGCGTGACCATAACTACCTCAGTTATAAAAGACCGTGATGTTGGTGATGTTAGTCAGTACGGCATAACATCCGTCACTAAATAACATCCCCTCGTCCGGTATATAAACATTGTCATCAGTGCTGTTAGCAAAAGCTAACGTTAACTGTGTGGTTCCGCTCGTACTTCCGGTCTTTAAAACCAAAGAAGGACTAGAACCCGCTTGATAATGAATAGCCTTTATGCGCGATCTACCCGCAAAAACAGTTCCGGTTGCGGTTAGGTAGGTTGCTTTTACATCAGACGCCATAATTTATCCCTTCTTCAACTGTAAAAAACAGTAACAGACGTAATGGCGGTTACCGCAGATACCCAGATATCAGTGACTCGAATGCCGTCAGAAGGGATGTTAGCAGAGTGCGTTGCCGAGGCATTTAAATCCATGTCCAAAGCAACAGCACCGCCGTTTCCATCCGTTATTGTAAGGCGTGGAGAACCCGTCGTTGTTTTGACTTGAACCTGCCTAATACGAGCGGGACCAACACCTACTGATCCCGTCGCGGTTATGCGTTTCGATCTTACGTCTGAGCCCGACATTAGCAAACCTCCAAATTGTTATATTTAAACGAGGTCACTGTTTTGCTGGTACATCACTGTAGCGCGAATTTCTCCGTTGGAGGTCGCGCCTGTAGATGTCCAAGTTAGGCGAAGATCAGAAGCGCCGGTATCAGCCCAAATTAATGCGCCGCCTGCTTCAGTAGTAGGGTATTTACGACCCGCGCCAGAGGCCACAGAGATTGAAAAAGCGTTTAAAAACGTGGCGTTACCGCCCGCTACATCACCAATGCTAAATACGCAAGTTGCACCAACCATAACACCAACAACGTCGAGGACGATATCAATGATCTGAGAGTTTGCTGGGATAATAACTGTAGTTGTATTTGCAGCAGAAGCGCCGCCGTCTAAATCAACACCTGTGGTAAAAGACTGAGCCATTACAACTTGGCCAGTGTTCTTTACGTTAGTACCGACAGTCGTGCCAGTAGTAGATTTGATTGTTCCTGCTAAGATTGGTCCTGAAAAAGTAGTCTGGCCCATAATAAGTTCCTCACATGCGAGTTAAGGTGAATCTGTCTGCATATCGTCAGTCGGGGACTGTCAGATTCGCCGGAATGTTTCCCGATACACTAAACATAACATTGTACAGAGTTATCTGTCAATCATAACAAAAAAAAGGGGCCGAAGCCCCTTTTAAGTCTGAACGTTTTACGATTATGCTCCGGGAGTACCCATCACACAACGCCAGTCAGAAACACCAAAACTATAACGCTCACGCGCTTTGAAACGCATGTTTCCGGTGTCAAAGTCCCCTTCCATTGCCGTTTTAATAGGCGAACGGTTGAAGAATTTAAAGCCGTTTGGTGCGTCAGTCTTGATGAAGTATGCGTCTGAGTCAGTCAGGAAGTGGTTAACCACAGCCCCTTCTGGAATCATACCCATGTTCTTCATTGCGTTGTTATCGTTGTCAGCAGTGCCCGAACGCAAGTTAGAGTTCAGAACTCTTTCTGCGATGAACTGAAGCTCTTTAGGAATAATGAGCTTCATGCCGCGTACAGCAATCTTTAGACCACGTTCATCGGTCATACCAGCAATCTCGATCAACATTTGCTCAAGCGAAGTTTCGTTGAGGTCAGCCGCTGTGGCGAGAAGGTTAGTCTGGTTACCCGATAGACTTGGATGAGCCGCAGAACATAGTGCTGCACCATCTCCACCCGCAGAAGCACCCGCCGTGAACGCATTGTTCAGGATAGCGGCAGCTTTAATCTGCTTGGTTTGAGCCATTGAACGAGCCAATGCCTTGGTGTAACGCGACGCTAGTCGGTCATACAAATTATCTTCAATAGCTTCCTCAGTGATTGAGAATGCTAAAGCGATAGTTTCGTGGGTGTAACGAGCGGTGTACGTCTCTTGAGCATCGTCGAAAGTGATGGCAGTGCCTTCACCTTTTACGGGTGCTGTTGAGAAACCACCGAGCATAACTTCTTCTTCAAACGCTCTGTCCGAAGACTCTTCGTCGAAAACTTCGCCATGTTCATTCTCGTAACGGTTGTATTCCAATCCAAATAGTGCATTTAGACCGGGTTCTAGCTCTTTCGCTAATTGTGCGCGAGAAATAGCCATTGTTTAGCCCTCCTTAAATGCCCGTTGTCGTCGCAGTAGTCTGCGAATCAAAACGGCTACTCGGTGAATTGAAATGAGCGTTAATTCGCACAATCAAAGGAATACCAGCAGCAGTATAATCACTGTTTGCTACGTCATCCGAAATACCTACGATTCGAAGCGGAAGCGTCGCCGTAGTATTGATTGTTGAAACGCCCAAGGCGGAATTGGAACTACCATTTTCGGTAGAACCTGTGCGAGCAGAAGTACCCAAAGAAGCGTTCGCGAAAACGGCTGCTTGTGCTGTTGCTCTGTTTGTCAAAGTGGCGTCAGACGCGACCTTGAATAGCTGGTTTGGATTGTCAGCAACAAACGCCTTTACAGGGTGGTTTGTGTCAGCACTGACGGACCCAGAACCGGGCCAGTAGTTGATAAAGATTGGCTTCTTAGAAACCGAATCCACATACTCTACACCCATCAGGACACCTAACGCCTGCGTAGTACCACCATTGGTAGCACCAGCTTGATCAATAACACCTGCGGCCAAAGGGACGCAAAGGCTATATTGAAAAATAGCGTTGGTATTGTTAGATGCGATCTCATACTGGGTGACACCAGTTGAGTTTGACGCAGAGCCAACAAGCCCGATAGGACGAAGACCATAGGCAGTATTTTGATTTGCCATTAGTTATTTCTCCTATTTAGGGCAGTCCTTATTTTTTAGGACCGCCGAAGGTTACACGAGATTGACGATCAGCATTGCTAATCCTCATCGTTGAGTGAGCATTCTCACGCATCATATCGTGGTCAACCGCTTCCATTTGGTCCTGACTACGCTTTCTAAAGTAATCAGTCCTCTCGGCTACAGTCTCTTCCGGTATTCTGGCAAGAAGCAGTCCGCCTACTCCGAACACACCTTGATATTTACCTGATTCGACAACTGGCGATTCAAAGTCAGGGTATTCATCCTTACGGACCAATTCCCAAC